TTTAAATATAGAATTTTGAACGCAGAACTTTTATTTACGCACCCCTTTGTACCAGTATTTTTTATGCTAATGTTAATAGGGTTAATATTTGTTATCATTGGAATTATAGTTGAGGCAGATATTATTATAAGTCCTATTAAGGGATTTGTTATTGGTGCATTAGTACACAACGAAACATTTATAGAAAACAATAAGGAAATTACGGAATATACTTTACAATGTCTTTTAGGAATAATAAGTATTAACGTAATATGGACGAATCAAAATGGCTCGAAAGAGTTGCCAAACGACATAACGAATGGATTAAAATAGTACATTCTTTTGGTGAGTATGATTATGCAGAGGATATAGTGCAACAGATGTACATAACCTTATATAAATATGCAAGCGAAGAAAAGATTGTGGAAAAAGGTGTTGTTAGCAGGGGTTATTGCTATTTTACCCTTCGCTCTATTTTTTTACAGTATTGTAATGCTAAAAACAAAATACAAAAAGTTGAACTTGACGATGAGGAAGTTTATACGCAAATTTCGGACTATTCGGAAATGGATGACGAAATAGGATATGATAAATTCAGAACACTAATAGATGAACACATAGACAATTGGAGATGGTATGACAAAACACTATTCAAGATTTATCGAGATACAAATATGTCTATTAGGAAAATAGCAGAAGAAACTAACATAAGTTGGGTAAGTATATTTAACACATTAAAAAAGTGCAAAGAAGAACTAAAAGAATTGTTTAACGAAGATTTCGAAGATTTAATAAACCAAGATTATGAACGAATTAGCACCAAAAGACAAGAGGACTAAAGCCTTTAAGAAATGGGCAAAGAATCACGCACAGGCAAGTGAAGGACTTGGAGATACCGTAGAAAAGATAACTACTGCAACTGGAATAAAAAAAGCGGTTAAATGGTTAGCAGGAGAAGATTGTGGATGCGACCAAAGAAAAGAAAAACTTAATCAGATGTTTAGGTACAAAAAACCTGAATGTTTTACCAAGAAAGAATTTGAACTTATTAAGATGGCAGTAGATACTAAGAAAAATAAGTTTAGTCCTGCAGAGCAAGAGGAGTACAAACAAATATACGAAAGAATATTTAACACTAAAGTACAATGCACCCCTTGTAGTTTTGCTAAGGTGGTTTGGAAAGACTTGTTAGCCGTTTATAATTTGTATTTGTGAAAAACTGGAACGAACACGACTTATTTAATTACCTTTTATCCTGTTGCTATCCTGATTTAGTAAAAGCAAGGAAGCAGATGTCGAAGTGGGATTGTTATTCACCAAACAAAAAACACAGGATAGAGTTAAAATGTAGGGGTAAGCACTACGACACCTTGCTAATTGAAAGAAAGAAGTACGATGCAATGATTAGTAAGGCAGATGAAAACTTAGACATACCTATATACATCAACTCAACACCAAAAGGTATATATAAATTTAATTTGTATCTTGTAAAACCAAAATGGGAAATACAGTACCATAACAAAACAACTCACTTTAGTGATAACAATAAAATTAAAAAGGAAGTGGCTATGCTTCCTATTATAGATGCAGAAATACTATGAATAATAAAATCCACAACCTAAAACATCTGAAATATCTTGCCAACTTTGATATTATTGCAAACACTTTTTTAGATTGGCAGGAAAAGAAACCAAACGATACGGTAGAAAAGTTAATGGGTAGCCTTATAGACATCAACTATTACATTACAGAGATATATAAAAACGAACTCTACTACAATGAAAGTCTTAACGAATATAGGGCAGACAAACTTAGAGCAATAGATAGAGCACAAAAAGCTGAAAAGAAAGTCGAAGAACTTGAACAAGAAATATTAAAACTTAAAAAAGAAAAAGAACTGGGATTATGAGCGACAGTAAAAAGAAATATTTTGAAATGCAAACCGATGGCATAGTAGAAGATGTTAAATATATAATGGACAAACGTAGTGAGAAAGGGCAAAAGGAATACGGAACGACCTTAGAAAATAACCCTGATGGATTTTATAATTGGCTTAATCATTTGCAAGAAGAACTAATGGATGCAGTACTTTACATACAAAAGATTAAAAAACTTAATAAATAGTTTGTTAATTAAAAAACAATAACTATCTTCGTCAAAAACAATATTATGCACAGTTACGAAAAATTATTTTACAGAAGTTACACAGACGAAGAACTACGCAATCTGTGTTTAGACCCAAAACAACTTGTTGCTTTTAAAAAGCGTTGCGAGTTAGAACTTAGTAGGAGGCAAGAAGAACAAGACGAAATACTTGGAATATGATAACACTATTAAATAACGAACATTGGGGTAAAGACGAAATACTTACGCATATGTATGATGACAATTTTTACTATGGTCATCTTGGTAAATACGCACTAAGTAGTAGTAGTCTAAAAATGTTACTGAAAAGTCCAAAGACGTATCGAAACGTTATTAAGTACGGAGGTAGTGAAACACCTGCATTACGACAGGGTAAGCTATTGCATTGGATGGTATTAGAACCGCATAAAATAGATGCTTTACACTTTGTGGATGCTTCTACTAAAAACACGAATATATATAAGGAAGCGTTATCTAAGCACGGAGAGGTTTATTTAGAGAAAGAAAAGCAAGATGTACAAAGACTAACAGATGCTTTACTAAGAAACGAAGAGGCACTAAAACTAATTAACAAGTCGGAGTTTGAAGTACCTGCAATAGAAATGCTTGATGGTTATCCTGTAAGAGGCAAGGCAGACATATTAAAAGGCGACCACATTATTGATTTAAAAAGTAGTCAGGAACTAAACAGTTTTAGGTACTCCGCGGACAAATATGGATATGATTTGCAAGCGTACATTTACAAAAGACTATTCAAAGCGAATAAGGTTACTTTTTTGGTAATAGATAAAGGCAGTTGCGACATAGGAGTATTTGAGGCAAGTGAAGATTTTATAGCAAGAGGCGAGGACAAATTTAGACAAGCAATAGACTTATATAAATACTTTTTTGTAGAAGAATACGACTTAGACCAATATGTAATGCGAGGTATATTATGAATATTTTAGAAAAAGCTAATAAAATAATTAATTTAAGAGCAGAAGAAAAAGAACGTCAATATGGGCCTTTTGACAAATCTATGCAAAAAGCTGCTATTGTAGCAACTGAATTATGTAATAAAAAAATTACGACAGAAGATTTTTATAAATGTATGATTGCATTAAAAATAAGTAGAATGGCTTATAATTTAAAAGAAGATACTTTATTAGATGCAGTTGCATATATTGGGGCATTAAATAATTATAAAAATGAGTGATTTTGAAAAATTATATAAAAAACTTTTAATTGAAGTATTGCAGCACGGAGAGGAATGTAAAAATAGAACTTCTATAAATACTATTAAATTATTTAATCAAGTATTAAACATAGATATAACTAAGGGGTTTCCAATTTTAACAAGTAAAAAAATATTTTTTAAAAAAGCCCTTGCAGAGTTTAAATGGATGTATGAAGGACGAACTGATTTACAATACTTAAAAAATCATAAAATAAATTGGTGGGATGATTTTGCTAAAAATAATTCTTTAGGTAAAGTTTACGGGTATCAAATTAAAAAATATAATGGTTCAATTAATCAAATTGAATATTGTATTAATGAAATTAAAAAAAATTCAAGAAGAGCAATTATTACTTTGTGGAATCCTAGCGATCTAAATAATCAAGCTTTGCCTTGTTGTTTTACTCAAATGAATTTTGTAAAAACAAATAATAAATTAAATTTAGCAATTCATTTTAGAAGTTCAGATTTGTTTTTAGGGCTACCTTATGATATAATAATTGGAGCATTATTTTTATATACTATAGCAAAAGAATGTAGTTTAATACCAAAAACATTAGGTTTAAATTTAGCTGATGCGCATATATATAAAAATCATATAGAACAAATAAATATATATAATAAAAATAAAATGTATGTTTTACCTACTTTAAAAGGAAATTATAATAATTATTATTTAGATAATTATATGTGTAATAAATTTATTAAAACCCCGTTGGTTTTATGAAAACATATTATATATATCGAAATATTAGAACAAATAAAATAGGTTGTACACATCGCAAAATAAAAAGAATTGAAATGGAACAAGGCATAAAAAATTATGAAATATTATATACAACTAATAATATTAATGAAGCCTCTAATAAAGAAATTGAGCTACAAGATAAATATGGTTATAAAAGAGATAGATTACCTTATAATAAATTAAACTTTAATTTAATTAATAAAAAAATGCAACCACATATAACTTCTGAAACAACAACATTTCCAAACGTACACAAAAAAGAAGATTTTGATAAATATTATAAAAATTTAAAAAATATTATTTTACCTGAATTTGGGGAAATTATAATAACAAAAGATATATACAATTTTATAAAAAATAAATTAAATAAAAGTATGTATACAAATTTTGGTATGTATATATATAACGAATCTTTATATAATTATGCAGAATCAAGAAAAAATTATTCTGATTTTGAATTAATTAGAAAATGGGCAAAACAAAAAGGAATATTAGAAAAAGGAGATAGTAAAACACAATATATTAAACTACAAGAAGAAGCGGGCGAATTAGCTAAAGCATTATTAAAAAAAGATAAAAATGAAATTATTGATGCAATAGGTGATTGTGTAGTA